AAATCATCAAGTTAAATTCAGGGTCATCTGATACTCCTGCTCTCTTGGCCTGAGCAATTAGAAACTCTTTAATATTCATGCTCATATCTGTGGGTTGCTAAATGATTCGAATAATTCAGCAGTGTCCAAAGTAGGTTCATCACTTGACTCTTCAACTACCTTCTTCTTACGCTTAGGCTTCTCCTCAGTTTCAGCAGCTAACTCAGCCTCCATTTCAGCTCTCACTTGCGCCTTAAGTTCTTCCTTAAGCTTGGTAAGTAGTTCAGGGTTGCTAAGGCTATTCATGTCTCCTCCTGCTGATATAGTCCTACCTACAACCACATCACCAAGAGGTCTAATCTTAGACCAACTAAATGACCTCTTATTAATAGGCTTCTGCAATTCACGAAGAGCAATGCGAGCATTGACTTCAAGTTTAAAGGCATGATCCTGCGCCCCTGTTGATGGATTTAATTCCCATCTAACTACTGTTACTGGTGTCCGGTTGCCTTTTTCCTTGATTGCATCCCTGATGTACTGTAAATTATCCATTTTATTAATTGTTTAAAAATTACCCTGTGTGATGAATAGTAGAACGGATTTTACCGCTTACTGTTTCTTGGCTTGCTATTGATGGCTTAAATCCATAAGCAAGCATATCTGACTGGATGACTGAGGTCATTCCATCAAGCCCATTGTTCTGAACTCTTGTGCGTTCTTCATAAATCTTAGCCCCTTGCAGGCTTACGATGTAGGCATGTGTTAGCCACATGCCGTCACCTTTCCAAAGGTTAGGCAGGCCTTCAATATCTACCTTCTCAATTGTCTGCTCTTTGTAGCCTGCATAATATTGCCAACCTAAATGCAATAGTTCAAACTCAGGCAACTGTCTCCAATTTGTCGATAGTTGATTAAGTTTATCCAAATCAAAGCGAGCATCATCTTCCAACACAAGCACATATTCAAGCCCCTGGTCAATCTGCTTTTGCCAAACTTCCCGATGAGAAGCACAGCATCCAATTTCTGAAATGCTTATCTTGCCTCTCTTATGCTTCTGCTTAAGGCTGTTGTCTACCCTATGCTTAATAAAGTTGCCATCATTGGCAACATGACACTCAGCCTCATTGCCATGCTTATCAACTAAGCCGATAGCCTTAAGATGCTCAATCATCTTGACCTTACGAATAGGTGTCTTCTTGAGGCTTATGTAATAGATAGCATCAACAGGCAACTTCACAACTGATCCTCTCGGTGATTGAGAGATTGATTGTGAAGAATGCTGTCTCGAAATTCCTTTCTTCAAGGCCAAAGAATTGTCTTGCGATTGCCTTTGAATCATAGTCTGTGGATTCGTAAGTTATTCCCTTTGTTCGGTTGATTATAGAAGTAATGGCAAACTCAGCACTTTCTGAAGTTGTGTTTGCTATTAGCTTTATTGTTACTGTCCTGAGCAGGCTATTGGCTCTGCCTCCGGCTGGCTGTTGCTGAACTGATGCTGATTCCCTGACCAGGAACATTACTAACTTGTAGCCATCATTGACAGCGCAATAAGTTGATCCATCCTTAGTCACATAATTGCCAGCCTGATTTTCAATGATGCTTTCAACAGCTTCGCCATAGTTAAGCATCTGATTGCTTGGGTAAGTTCCAGCCAAGTTATTGCATAGGTCAGCAATTGCGCTCTCTACTGTTACCTTGGTTAATGTCATCTGCTCAGGTATTGAATGGCTAATCTGTTAATGGTTTGCAGGCTCTGCTCTAACTCTTTATTTGTGAGTTCAAATATAGGCCCAAATCTTTGTTCCAAATAACCAGCTATCTTATTTTGTTCAGCAGACACAAAGGTAACACCATAAGCATTATCTGAAATAGGGATAGGCCTCCAACTTGCCCACATGTCTCCGCTAAGAGTTAAGTCCATGTAAGCAGTCTGCCTGCCTAACTTCTGCCTAAACTCTTTGTAGCTTCCAAAAGAGTCACCACCACCAAAGGCTATCTTCTGTTTCTTATTGGCAATATCTCCAAACCTTCTACCTATTGGGCTTGATGTGCTAAATGACTTGCCTGAATCATAAGGAGGCAGGCTTGTGCCATCTGACTTCTTGCCATCCTGTTGCACTCTGCCCTGAACTGCCGGAGCAGCATAGACAGCAGCAGCTCGCAGAACTTTGGCAGCCTGAGAGGCCTCTTTAAAGTTCTTGAATTGTTGTCTCAGGAATGCAGATGTTGAATCGTAGACTGGCATAAAAATACTTAAAATATTTTTGCAGATATAAAAGCAATGTTTTACTATTGCATTCAAATCTAACCAAAAAAAACATGAATACACAAAAAGCAAAAGTAATGGATGTCATGGATAGCATATTCATTGACCTATTCACAGAAGACCTTAAAGAGATTCAAGAGGCTGTTTACCGCTATGGTGGTAACATTGTAGTCTATGAGATTATTGATGCATTTAGAATCTCTTATACCCTTAATTCCGGCCCATTCTCAATGATGATTTACGGCATTCACATTAGCCAAGAGCAATATGATTGCCAGGTCAAAGCCTTTAATGGTCAGGTAAAACAATTTGAAAAAGGCACTAAATTAGTCCTTATTGATAACCTTTATTTTTTAGAACATGAATCGGGAAATTAAAGAAGTTCTTAAACAGGCTTTAGTAATAGGGCTAACCTATTCAGTGTACCTAATCTTAGCTTCATTGCTAATCATTAAGTTTGTCGCTTATGTCTTTAAGTAATGTCACCATCTGCCTGACCTCATACAAGAGGTTTGACCTACTTGAAGGGCTGCTTCATTGCTCAGAGGCTATGTAAAGCACATCGGAGGCAATAATTCAACATCTAAATTCAAATAATTATGGGAGATAGAAATCCACTTTATGTAAAGATCACAGCAAGCTGCACCGAAGAAGAAAAGGATAGGTGGCTTGTAGCAGTTGGTCAGCAATCAGCATCAATAGTGCTGCGTAAGATTATCAGAGAGTACTGCATTCAGCAGGAGACAATGAAGGAAGAACTTAGGAAGCTTAAGTTAGACAATAGATAGATTTTATGCTGGTTGGTGTAATTGGTAACAGGCTGAATCATAATCAGCAGATGAGGGTTCGAATCCCTCACCAGCAACTAAACAATTAAAAAATGGCAGACATAGCAATGTGTGAAGGCACTGATTGTCCAATCAAAGAGCAATGTGAAAGATTTACATCCATACCTAATGAGTACAGGCAGTCTTACTTTGTGACTGTTCCTGGCAAGCATTATGATGGCAAGTTTAGCTGTGAAATGTTTTGGGGAGTGCCTCAAGAAAGGATTATGAACCAACTTAAAGACATTGTAAATGGTAAATTATAAATGGCTTATAACTCGTTTATATACGCAATTAAAGTAAAGTTGTAAGCATTAAAGGCTTTGAGAGGAATTAATTATACTTTTGACAAATGCAAAGGACTCAGCTTCAGGAACTGATTGACTGGATAATTGAATATGAAGGTCACATTGATTGCAATGATGTCTTAATTAAGGCTGAACTTATTAATATGAGGGCAAGACCTAAAGTGGCAGGCTACTTATATAACGGAAAGCTTTACAATTCAATTGATGAATTTAGGCTTGCAACGACGAATGAAGTTGATGAGCCTAAACGATTATATTATTCTTGGTAACAATGGGAACAATAACAGACTACTTCGGGGCAGAGACTACACATAAGCCTAATGTATTAATTGACCATCCTAAGCACTATGGTGGAGAGGACAACACATATGAGGCAATCAAGGTCATTGAAGCTTGGGAGCTTGACTTCCACCTTGGCAATGTGGTTAAGTACATCAGCAGAGCAGGCAAGAAGGGAAGCAAGATTGAAGACCTAAAAAAAGCTATGTGGTATTTAAACCGAGCAATTGAGCAAGCACATAAGTTTTAATTATACCCTTTCGGATATAGTTTGAGTTTAATTGCACAAATTATACCCTTTAGGATATAACTGCCGTTAATTAGTGCATTCTATGGCCTTACAAATCCCTGCTGGATAAGTCCGGCATTGTCGCAATTAAAGCACAAGCCTTCTCCTCTTAGGTTCAATTGTCTTGCCCATATTGCAAGGCTCTGATTGTAGCCATCAAGGAAGGTAGCCATAGCCCTCTCAGTGAACTCTCTGTTCCCTTGGCTGAAGTAGTTAGCCCTTGGACTTGCAACCT